GGCCATTACTGTTGCGGTGTCCATACTAATACCTCACTCTTATTGCCCTTCAATTACATAGGCCGCAGACAGGACGGCAGAGTTAGTCAGGCCAGCCTTAATTGCAATGGCCTTAATAGTGCCTGATTCCGCCACAGCAATCGGTCCATTATAAGCGTCATCTGTCGCATCAGGAGTGCTGCCATCAGTTGTGTAGTAGATAGTTGCCCCGGCTGTTGCACAGGTAAGCGCTACGCTTTGCGCTCCGGTATATGTGCCAGCAATCGGCAGGGCCCTCGGAGTTGCTACAGTATTAACCACATCAGACGCAAAGGTTGTGGTAGTGGTCGGTGCTGCGTTAGCAATATTAACCATCACAAAACCCTCACCAACAACCGGCATGCCATCGTAACGTGCTGTGCCTTTAAATACGGTCTGATCTTCAATGAAGCGAACATGCTCGGAAGATGCAAGCTGACTTCCGGCACGTTCAGCCAACAGGTAAAGGGACCCGTAACCACCAATAATGTCGTTGTCGGCCATGAATTCAAGCAGTACAACGTCACCGCCAACAATAGGCATGGTCTGATTAACTGCTGCAACCAGGGCGCCGGCCGCGTTAAAGGTGATGCTTTTAGCCAGAACTGCTGCATAGGTGTTGCTGTTCATTGCCCACCATTTTTGACCGTTGCTATAGTTCGGCTTGGCAATGAAAAGCTTCAGAGTCAAAGCCGCAAAGAAAGCCTCCGACGTCATACTGGTTGGGTCGATTTTCTGAATGTTGGTGCTGTGCAGATCCGTCCAGGTTGGCGCGTAGGTACCCCAATATGCCGGCTGCGAAGTCTGCGCCAGGCGGGTAGCAATACCAACAGGCATCTTGGCCCCGGTGCCAAACAGGATTGCTTTATCAATCGCATAACCAATTGCCTGACCAAGTGCATCCAGGATCTCATTTGCAAGGTTTAGGTCGCTGTCTTCCATGGTTGCGTTGGGGACAGGGATAAACCCGCCTACTTTGTAGCCGTCGACTTCGACCTGGTTAAACAGCATAGCCAGTTCGTTTAAGCTGCCAACTGCTTCTGTCCAGATAGCCTCGGGGATTGTGCCTGCAATATTTTGACGGGCTTTACCGGGTACCGGCTTAAGATTAATTTTGGTAATTAACTTACTGTACCGGTTCAGGTTGTCCCGCAGTAGGTCAAGTACGACCTCGGGAATGGTTAATTCTGCTCCGGTAACTGCTCGCTGCTGGCTCTTAAAATTACGAACACGGGCCAAGAAGTCTTTTACATCGTCCCGTTCAATGAATGCGTTGCGCTGCTCAGGTGCAAGAACACCTAAAAATTTCATACGATTGCTCATGTGTACCTCATCCTTTCTTTTTTCCGTTTCCGCCGGCGGTTTGGCCGGTGGTGTTTTTGTTCTGGAGTCGATTTCATCCAGTTCCTTTTGGAGTACTTGGATTTCATCCTCCAGTTTTTTCTTTTCGCCATCATTAGCCTGCTGATCAGCTTCAAGGGTTTGCTGGTCAGTTTCAAAAGCTGCAACCGCTTCGTCAACTACAGTGCGATCAGCTTCCGGAGTTTCCTCCGTGATCTCGTTAACGGCAGTTTCAAGTTCAGCCTCACGGGTTTTTAATTCTTCCGCCCGCGTTGTAAATTCAGCGTCCTTCTTCCGCAGTTCTTCCAACTGATTATTTAGCGCCGAAATGCGCTTATTTAAGATCAATTGCTTTAATGCCATTTTTTAATCCTCTCTTTCGCTTTATCCCGCCACGCCTGGAGTTGACGGGTTTTTATTTGGTCGTAGTCCTTTTTACGGGCTGCCACAGAGGTGTCCTCGTAGGCCGGGAAGGTACAAACTGAAACCTCATAAAGCTTAACCCTTTTGATTGTCCAGTGAACACTTCCGTCATCGCGCCATTCTGTTTCCTCTTCCAGGATATCAAAGCCGAAGCTACACTGGTCCACGTCACCGCGCTCTACCCGGGCATACAGGTTCATAGCGTCCTGGTCGGAGGGGTTAATTTTAACTCGTCCCCAAAGCCCCCTGCTGTCAACTTTAAGCTCTAAGGTATTAGCCTTATTGCGTCCTATCACCAATCTAGTTTCATGGTCGATCAATGCCCTAATATCATCAGACAAAGTACCATCGAATGCAGCCGGATCTATGCTTTCAGTTGCCCCGGGCCAAAGTTCATAAACTCCGCCAAACACGGAAAAATATCCTTCGATGTATTTATCTCCAGAGTCCTCAACCGCCCTAAATTGCGTGGGTAAGCTTCTGGCCTGCCTTACTCCTCTATCCATTTCCACCACCTCCATTAAGTTTACTTTGCTGTCCCAGCATACTAGCCGGCACATAGTTCTCCAGGGCCAGCAGTTCGCCCATTTCATCATCTGGCGCCATGCCTATCCAGTCACGCCATTCATTGCGCCTCATAGCCATACGGTCAACCATAGCGGATCCAGCAGTGATAATATCCGGTAAGCTGTATGCGTAAAGGCTGCGCGGGTTGAACCGCCAGTACAGGTCCGGAGAATAAAGCAGTTTGCGGGTTAATTCCTGCTCAATGCCCATAGCCTTCGACATTATCTGGGTGCCGATGAAATTATTGAATTCGTCCTTGTTGAAACTACCAACGCCAACTAAAAAAGGCGGCATGGTGAATATACCAGCTACCGTCCTTTTATCGATCTCCATATTCTTTGCAAGGGCCAGGTCGTTGAGGGTTAATGGCTTAACCTGCTGGACTTCAAAAGCATCTGCAGGTATAAACCAAGGCCTGCCGTTTTCACTTGAATCCAGGTACTGCGCTGACAACTGCTTTCTACCCTCGACACTTGCAAATTCTTCGGTTAATCCGTCAACCTTAACAATGATAGATGGCGCCGGGCTTTCCATTAGTGCCTGTTTTGTGGTGTTGGCCTGACGCAAACCTTTTATTACATCTTTTAGTACAGCCCGGTACCCTGTGCCAATCCATGGACGTTCAGGGTCTGGGTTAATAACGAAGTGCAGAACCTCATCAGGGCTAAATGTTTTGCCACCATACCAGATAACATAGCCATCTGCAGTATCCATAAAGCTGACCTGAGAAGGTTTGAGCGGTTCAAGGTTGTCCAGGTACTCCCCACTATATCTCGGGTATGTTACCTGATTGCCATTGCCAGGTAGCATCAATGTCCAGACAAGGTTATAAATAAATGATTTACGGTTCATTAATCGGTTAGGGTTAATATCAAGCTTGCGGGATAATTCATTCTTAACCCGCACATCACCCTTACTGGTGTTTTGCATCAGGTATAGAGTCATACTACTAATTAGATCAGCGTAAATATGGGCACACATTCGCACCTCTGGACAATCTGACATCCTGG